ATCTTTTGTTCCTCCTAATCTGAATCTCAAAAGTTCTGAAAAAAAGAACCCACAAAAGCGTTGGACTTCTGCGGGTTCTTGATATATCTGAAATGATATATAATTATCTCTTTGATAATTTTTGACCACAGTTTTAAGCCATTTTTATAGCTTTTGTTTCTAGTAGATTACTACTATTTTTTATCTTACATTATCTTGCAAGCATTTGTCCTAGCATGAGTTTCTACCTTATTATAATAACTCATTCACACGATGCTGAATCTTATTAGGATCATACCCTGCTGCCTTAAGCCTGTCAATACGTTCCTGTCCATTGCCCCACTTTCCTATGATGACTTCATGCGCAACTGCATTGATGATCTTATCCTGTGTCATCTGTGATGCCTTGACAAGTTTGTTGACTGCTGCCTGAACCTTGCTATAGTCATATCCAGCCTTTGTCAATCTGCTCTTGCGATCAGCACCATTGCCCCAGCGGCCAACCAAGACTTCCCTTGCAATCGTATTTACACTCTTCTTTACCGGCTTAATAGTGGCAATCTTCACAGCCTTAGTAGCCAGCTTGCGCCATGATACTGCGCTGATGTATGCTTTGTTCAGATCAAGGCTACCAGCGTATCCTGCAAGCTTGCCGACAGATGTATACTGCCTGATCAAGCAATTATACTTTCCCTCGTTCCACGGATGCTCCTGGTAGCCAGTCTGCTCATAATCTGGGTACTGAGCGACCCACAAGCCATACCCAGCTTTCTTCACTGCATCCATGGCGCTCTTCTGTACATATATGATCGGCTTAATGCCGGTTTTTTTCTGCACATAACTACACCACTGCAAGCACCACTCGAGATCCTTGACGCCAAACAGATGGTTGTTTTTGGCTTCCCAGTCAAGCACAATTATCGCCTTGCCGATGTATTTCTTGCAGCAGGCCAGGAAACTATCAGCCTCTTTCTGCGGGTCTCCGCCGTTTGCATAGTGGTATACCCCCAGTAGCTTCTTCCTGTTCAGGACCTTATCACAATGCGCTGTAAAATATCTGTTCTTGTAGTCTGTTCCCTCCGTCGCTTTCACGATACAGAAGTCGTATGGCACTTTAGCAAGGTCTATATTTTTATCCCCCTGCCAGGCACTAATGTCTATACCATTCATTTCCCGTCACGCTCCTTTTTCTCTATATCTCCGCCTCTGTAAAATCTCTTAAATATTTCAATCAAGTAGTCCCATCCCCTAGTACATATGAATGCAATAATAAAAGCACCAAAGAATACAGCTACAGGGTAATACCATAGTAGTCGAATATCGAAATATGATAATGCCACAAGCAAGCATATCTCACATATGATGAAACTTGTTATAAGTACCTGGAAAGAGGTTGGTATCTTCTTTAAGACTCCAACCTCTTTTGTAAACTCTGTTATAACTGTTATAAGGGTACAGATCACTGCCACCACTAAAAGTAATATTGCTAACTTATCCATAAAAATCTCCTCCTAATATATAAATATTCTATTCCTGGTCATGTGCTGCCTTATTTAAGTATTCCTCCAGCTTATCTATGGCCTCAGTCACAGGTCCGTTGCATCCCTGCTCTTTCAATCCTTTGAGGCAGGCTAAAAGTCCATATGTAATAAGGCACTGCTCTTCTTTCATCTTCTTAAGCTCTACATCCTGCTTATTCTGTCGGTCATACCACTTATAGATTGATATGAGTAATCCACCTATGAGAATTAATGCACCTATGACTTTCCCAGCCTCTATGATCGTGTTTGTATCTACATACATTGTTTGTCTCTCCTACCTATTCTAGGGCAATCGTCATTGTTATTTTAGGGCAATCGTCATAGTGAACGTGTGCTTTTCTCCGGGCTGTAATGTGACCGGCTCTGGTAATACATCACGTGCTATCAATATGCTAAATCCTGATAACCCTAATACTAATCCCTGCTCTCTAATCGTAAGTCCGCTCTCGCCTGCCTGAATAACACGAGTGTATATCACTGCCTCCTTGCCATACTCACCAGATAAGGTTTTAGTTGATGACAGCACCTTGTAATCGGTAGTCAATTCTGCTAGCTTATAATCTTCCAGGCTTTCCGGGGTGTCACCAGTTCCAAGCAATAGTCTCTGTGTCTGATCTGAGAATGTATAATCCTTGCCACCATCAGCGTCATATCTCCAATAATTAATAGCCTCATAAGCACTTTTACTTTGGTAATCTCCTGATGTCAAACGATAAGGAGATCCCCCATTAAATAAAGCTCTTATACCTGTCATAAAGTTATATGTTATCATTTAATTCCTCCTTACTCTGTATATGGTGCATGTGCGGCTATTGTCTTTATGCTCGCACAATTTGATGTTGTTGTTGATGTCCCAATAACCTGTGTCAAACTGATACCTGTTTGTATCTCTTTGGCATTATTGATAACTACATCGAAGCTGTCTGTACTTGCGGTCTCAACACCCTTTTCGGTGACAATCGCCGCAAGCTTTTCCTTCTTATCACCGACATATTTTTTTGTGTCTTCAAGCTCCTTCTCCAGCTTTGTTATTGAGCCCTGTACTGATTCCTTGAGAGTGTCAACTTCATTGAGCAAATCCTCACATCTGCTCTGGATCTGTATGTACCATTCCTGTTCAAGTGGTTCTGGAACAACATCAGATCCTGTCATGCCGTCGAGTATGTCTTTTTCTATAGTGCGTGTTTTAAGCGCATATTTATTCCCCGCAAATTCAATACTGAACGCAAGTGTTCCAGCTGATGTCAGAGCCTCACCAGGGACTACCCAGCCGAACTGCAGTGTATCCTCAGATCGTCGCGCATTGATTACCTTATTTATATCCGAATGTCCATCTGGGGAGATATAAAGCACCTGTATTTTTTTCTCTGACAGATCTATGCCGTCATAATAGCGTGGAATCTCAAACGCGATATACTGCGAATTGCATTCTCCTGCTATTAACGTCTGGTCCTTAACTGGAGTTATGGTCTTACTCTTTACATCAACTTTAAAAACAACCTCATCGCTATAATCATTGTCGTGGTCATATCCTTCTATTGCTTCATAATCCATATGTTTCCTCCTATGCTGTTCTCTGCCACATATACACTGTCAGGAACGGTGGCATAATCCGAATAGGTTTAGCGGTTCCTGTATTTTCATCGGTAGTCAGCTTCGTCTCAGTCGTGACAAATTCTGCACATGCCTGTACAGTTGCAATATGCGTATGTGCACCTTCCTTAGATGTTGTTATAGTCCCCGAAGTCGAACTTGCTGCAGCTCCCGGTTTCTCTGGCACGTACCTCGCGGTACCTGTTGCAGCTTGTTTAATCTTTGAAAAACTATGTGTATGTGCGCCTGCAGTGCTGATTTCTACCCTATGTGTATGTTTTGGCACCCCATGAATATGAGGCCGTATGGTATGTGTATGTGGAGGCAGGTTAGCTGGTTGTATCTGGATTTCCTTGCTGCCGTCGGTTCTGCCGCTTTTTGTGTCTCCAATCAGGAAATGATCGCGGATTGGTGCCCATGTGCCACCGAATAGTAGTGCCGGATTAGTTGATGCCATGCTCATATATATACTACCTACCGGATATATTACATCGGCTATGGTAGTCAAGGAATGTAAGATTGGTACAGCAAGTGTCACGCTGTCGACATTCAGCTCTACAATCTTAATGTAATATAAGATTACATCATCCGTGATCTCTCCGTTAAAGATATTGCCGCGATTAACCTCTGGCTTTGGTGGGTTCTGTGTGCTTGACACCTCTTCTCCTCTTGCCACATACATTGATGCGCTTTCTACCCCAGTACCCGTATCCTTGGAATATCTGACGACCACTGCGTCATATCTAGTCTTGCCCTGCGATCCATTTTCTATCTGCAATGTCTCGCTTGAATTCTGTGGTATTGAGAAATGTCGTCCCTGGTTGACCAGGTCGCCGCTGCCTATTGTTATCTCGTTGTTAGAGTTCAGGGTATAAGCCATCTGCTCACCAGTCTGCATAATGTATGCATCGTTGCCGCAGATGCCGGCATTGAACCGTCCGGCATCTGCTGATGTTACATGTCCCACCCCTGCGTATCCTGTTATAAGTCTTATCATATTTAACTCACCTCATATGTTATAGTTACTTCGTCATTGTTGATCTTAACTATCTTCTGTGTTACTTCCTGAATGGTTGATATGCCTGTTACGCTTTCAACCGCGCCAACTATATCACCTATGTCATATGACTGCTCTGTCTCTTCCAGGTCGATCTTCAGCGTATCGCTCGTGGTCTCCTGAAGTTTCTTGACCGCCTCAGCTACTAAGGCGGCATACTGGTCTGTGACCTTGGTGTAATATGTTCCAGTCGTCCACTTCGGAGCGACCTTATCCGAAGACTTCTTGTAATACGTCCCGGTCTTCCATGTCGGTGCCTGACCATCCTGTTTGGTATAGTATGTCCCGCTCTTCCATGTTGGCGCCTGTTCCGTCTTCTTATATGTGTACCTTGTTTCTTTCTTCCAAACAGGTGCAACCTGGTAGCTTTCCTGCACGAAATATGTCTTGGCTTTCCATGCTGGGATCTTCTTATCTTCTCTTTCGGCAACCTTCTCATAGCCTCCAGTCTTCTTACGTTTGTAATAACCGGTATAGTTGGTGTCCCAGTCCGTCGGCTTTCTGGTCTGTGGGTTGTACCTGTATCTTGATACGCCGTCAACCTTCTTGTATTCGGTCGTAACTCCGTCAGAGTACAGTACGTAATAGTCACCGTAATTCTTTCTCCAATCAGATGGTTGTCTTGTCTGTTTTGTATAGATTTCTTTCTCTACACCCTTGACAGATTCGTAATCGCTGCCCTTGGTATAGTAATCCTCATACTTTACAGTCCAGTCTGACGGCTTTTGTGTCTGGGCTGTGTATGTAGTTGTTCCGGATACTTTGTTATACGAGTCGCCGTTTCTCGTTGAATAATCCCCGAAGTTCGCCGGCCAATCCGATGGCTGGTAACGTGTCAACATGTATCCTACTTCAACGCCTGCCACTACCTTGTAGCTGTCGCCATCCTGAATGTAGTAAGCGTCATATTCTGTCGCCCAGTTTGATGGTTTGCTTGTCTGGAGAATGTAATTTGTGGTAATCTGTGCGCTGCTCATATCTAACACCTCTGCCACTTCATCCTCGCCAGTTAGTACCTGCCTTGATGTGTCAAGGATATAATCCGAGTCTTTCAGTGGGTTCTTGGTCGTAGCGTATGGCTGAATTCCTCCGTTCTCATCCGTGAAGATGTGTATCACTGCCCTGTCTGCAAGATCTCCCTGTCCCAGGCATAACATGTGATTGACTGGGGCATACTCTCTTGCCACTTCGAAATTAACCTGTGACGTGTCAAACTCCTCATCATGCGAATAGTCGCGAACCTGTTCCGCACGCATTATTACCTTGCCGTTCTGCCATTTGAGCTTGAGTTTTGCTCCGGCATCCTTAAGCATCGCCTTGATGCCTTTGTATGCTGTTACATACCTTTCGAATTGATAATGTACTGTGATACCTGAGTCTTCTGTCGATGCCTCAAACAGAGCGGGCAGGTCTAGCCTTTCTATCAGATCGGCAAGCACTTCTTGTGCCTCACCATCCGCCACAAGATAGTCCTGCCCCGGATCCGGACAGAGCACCTTATGATCTATGTATCCCTGCCATGTCGGGCCTGAATATGTCACTTCATCAGCTTTAGTATTTACTTTAATCTTCTCGATGACTCCACCGTACTCCTCACCTTCAACATATATATAGTATCCAGCTTTGCAGCAGTGTGCTGCCCGGTCAATCTTGAGCTCAAAGTCATTCTCATCTTCGCCATAGGACAGGTCTAATGTGTATGCATCGAATATGCCTATGTCTTTCTTTGTGTTGTCTGCATATATCAGATCCATTCCGGCTCACCTCTTTCATCGTATACAGTGATGTCAAATGCCAACGCCTTGGCTTTGAGTATTCTTGATGTTCCTGTTTTGATTTTCTCGAATATGTCGCTGTCTCTGGCTCTTGTGTGGTATATGTTCTCTTCCCGGCCATATTGGTTATATTTTTTTATTGTCTTTGATATAGAGTTGATAACAGCGTACTCGCCTGCGGCTATGTCTGCATCCATACCATACTTATGATCACCGATGGTTATGGTCGGCTTTGATATTGGTCCGAATATGGTCATCTCAAAGTTTGCACCAGCCACCGTATCGACACTCAGAACTTCTATGATCTCAGCCTGTCCGTAATCATAGCCGCCATAGTCAAATCCGTCATAGAATCCTTCCATACCATAATCCAACGCGCCAACCTCCCCGGATGATGCCATGTAGCTATGTTTATATTCCTTAGTCCACATCGGATGGAGACTCAGCACTGTCAACTGTTTAGTCACAGATTCAAACAGTTCATCATAATCTGAGTGTTTCTTGCTGACTATGTATGCCCGCTTGTAATAACCGTTCCACCATATCTTTCCCGGTGTCATACGCTGTATATCTCTGTCAAACACCGTGTACATGTGGTTCATCAACGCATTGAATTCTTCAGCGCTGTCGGCCATGATATCAAGTGTCAGAGTGTATGTCTTTGTATCCTTATAGAATCTCTTGATCTTTCCTATGCCGTTGATTCCGGTTATTGTCGTGTAGTTCCATTCATCATCGAGCAGGCTTTCAGGCTTCTGTGCATATATGCCGCCGCTCATGAAGTCTATGATCTGCCCGTCTGAGCTTTCGTAATATAATGTCATACCGGCCGCCTTTCCAGTCTTCCGATCTCTCTGTTATTGAGGTTGATGGTGATGTTCATTCTTGCACATGCCTTTGCTGTCGCCTCGCCGAGCAGATCATAGTCTATCTGACCTGTTCCGCCTGCTGCCTCGACAGCCTCCGCAACATATCCCTGCAGCACATCAATAGGTGCTATTGCCTCATATCCGGCCTCGCCGCCAACCATCGGTGTTCCCGATGGACTTGTGCCGAACTGTGTAGCTCTCTTCAGCACTGCACCGGCTCTATACCATTCCACATCAACCGTCGGCTTTGTTCCCTTTCCGGCTATTCCCCATGGTGCCTCGCCGCCGCTTATTTTAAAGTGAGGGAGCTTAATATCTGGGAGTTTGATCTTCAGCTTTTCAAAGATTCCCTTTATCTTCTCAGCCAGATTAGATATGGTTTCTTTTGCCGTCTCAATCGGATGGGTGATTGCTTCCTTCACCTTACTGAATATATTCGACGCCGTTTCCTCTATCTTCGAGCCTATATTGGATATTGTCGAATGGATCTTGCTCATAAAATTATCTATGAATTCTCTGAACCCCGAGCAGTTATCATAAAGCAGCTTGAACGCTCCGGCAAATGGATTAACTAGCAGCAAGAGAAGTCCCTGCCAGTTGCCTTTAATCCAGTTAAGCATATTGACAAAAAAGCCTTTAACCTTAGCAATTCCATTGCTTACTGATTCCTTCACCGATTCCCATGCAGCCGCCATCTTTTCTTTCAGTATTTGAGCCACTTCTATGACCTTCTGCTTGATCTCGTCCCAGTGTTTAACACATAGAACTATGATCGCAATTACAGCCGCTATAGCTGCCGCTATCAATAGATATGGTGCGAGTGCTGCTGTCTGTGCCGCTACAAGTCCCCACAGTGTAGTGGTCTCTGCTGCCTCCATAGCCGCTTTGACTCCTGTCACTGCTGACTGGATTGCCATTGCTGTTGTTAATACTCCTATGACCACGGCTATCGCCGTGATGATTGGCTGCATCTCTTGGAGCTTTGCCACTATAAGCGGTACATTGTTCGATACATTTTCTATGATTTCTGTCACCTTCGGTATCGCATCGGTAACTATTGGCTGTATGATATCCTGTTTGAGGGTTCTGCCAAGTCCTTCGAGTGAACTGCCCACATCGTCATATCTTGTGTTAGCCACCTCGTCCATCTTGCCCTTGGTATCACTAAAACTGTCACCAACAGATGATATTGACTGAATGAACTGTGTTCCACCATCTTCTGCCATTGTTCCAAATGCCAGTGCGGCCAAATTCATCTTCTCCTGTTCAGACTTAGCGTTCTGTATGTCTGCAACGATTGACGACACTACATCCTTCTGAGTTGCGCCGCCGTTTTGCCACTTGGCAAACAATTCCTCTGTTTTCTCGCTCCATACTCCTGTGCCGTCCTTGACTTCACCTGTCTTTTCATCAATCTGAGTCATCGTGTCGGCTATGGTGCCGTCGCCGAGTCTAGTTGTCACCTCATTGATAGCATCATTTACCTTGTCAAGATTGTATGCGCCGCCCTCTGAACCATTTTTGAGTAATTGAAAATATTCATCCGCCGTATATCCAGCTTCCGCAAACTTTCCAGCATATTCCGATACATTGTCACCAAGCTCATCAGTATAATTAAGCCCCTGCTGTGCGCCACTTGCCATAAGGTCAAACGCCTCGTCAGCTGACAATCCGAAGTGACTCATGAGTGAGTTGACGCCTCTTAGGGTCTCGGTCATATCCATGTTAAACGTATCTTCGAGGGTGATTGCATTCTCAGTCAGTTTTTTCAGCTGTGCAGGATCTACTTCCTTGGTTACCTCTTTAACCTTCGTCATCTTCTCTGCTATGTCCGTGAGGCTTTCTCCGAAGTTATCCTTGTATATCTCCTGCATGACCTGGTTGTATTCATCCATGGAGTCAGCCGCTGTGCCTGTAGCAGCCGCAAATCTCGCACTTGCCGCATCTGAGTCCGTTCCAATCTCTGACAACGCAGAACCAAGCCCCTTGATGCCATCGCTCACAAGGTTTGCCATCGCTCCTTTCGCAACAGTATAGCCTTCGCCTGCCTCTTTCGCACTTTCGCCTGCTGCCTCAAGATCCTTCGCATTCTCTTCAAGAGCATTGCTCAGGTTCTTAGCCTCAGTCTGCAGCTTCACTGTGTCGGTCTGTGTGTTAGTGAGCTGTGTCGCTAGCTTTCTTGCCTCGTCGCTATTCTCACCATATGCCTTTTTAGCAAGATCCAACTTTTGCGTGAGGGTCTCCTGCTTTCGCTTACTCGCCTCTATCTCCTGTTCAAGGAGCTTCTGTTTCTGGCTGAGGTATTCCTCCTCGTCGCCGGTAGCTTTATACTGAGCCTCTGCAAGTTTCATTTTGGCGGTGAGTTGTGATGTTGTGCTGTCTGACTCCGCCATGGCGCTGTCGAGCTCTGCCATAGCCTGTGCATTCTCATCTACTTCCGGTATAAGGTTTGCGAGCTGACCTTTGAGCCTCTCAGCCTGTGCCTGTGAATTCATGATTGCTCTCGCCCACTTATCCACTTCGGTACTGTTTTCACCATATGCAGCCTTTGCAGCCTCCATCTTTTTAGTAAGGGCTTCCTGTTCCTGCTGGTTAGCCTCAAGCTGTCTCTCAAGTATTGATTGTTTCTGAGTATAATACTCGCCCTCATCACCAGTATTTTTGAATTGCGCCTCGACAAGTTTAAGCTCGGCCTTCAGATTCTTCGTTGTATTTCTTGCAGAATCAAGGTTCGATGTATATTCTTTAGTGTCTGCTGTAAACTTAACGCTTGCCTCGCTCTTCTTTTTAGCCACGTCTCTCACCTGCCTTCCTTACTGCGTAGTTCATCCATCCGTCATAAGCCGCTTTATTCGCCGCTACATCAGACAGAAAATTTAAGTCATTGTTGTAGAATGTGCTTTCCGGAATTCCCAGGATCAGCACATAATACGTGTAGTAATCCTCTAGGTCCTCCAGGTCGAACCTAGGTAATTTTATCGACCGTTCTTTCTCCTTCGTGGCTTTCCGGAATGCATCTCGGAATTCCGTTTTTTTTTCGCGGAATTGAACAGATTCTCGAACGTTGTTCCAAGCTCCTCCCTGTCGTCTGTAACTTCGGTTAGGAATTCTTCAAACGATGGGATATCTTCATCAAGATGTGCGCATGCGTAAGCAATGTAGATGAACGTCGCCATGTCAAGCTCGTTGAAGTCTTCGCCCTGTTTCTGCATTTCCTTGTACTTGGCAAAATACAGGTCAGCCAGCGGCTTATTCTTCTTGTTGAGTTCAGCTATCGCTCCAAGGTTAAGTGTCACATTCTCGAATCTGCCATCTGCCATAAGTAATTTGTGATATACCATTCTTTACCTCCTAAAAAAGGACACCCTTACGGGTGTCCACGTTTACTTTGCTGTTATAAGTTCAAGAGAAAAGTTGGTGAGCCACTGCTGTTTGATGTCATCACTCTCAAGCTCGCTCTCAAATGCCTCATACATGCATTCACCATTTTCATCTGGCAACAGATCAATAGTCATATCAAGTTCAGCTACCTCCTCCGCGCCGTTCTCGATCTTTCGCGCCGGTCCTGATGTCAGAACACATCGAGGGTATGCCTTATACTTGACATTCTCGTCTTCATCCAATACTTTCTGTGTCAGTGAGAATTCAGGGTGTTTGCTGTTTTCTCCATAGGCATATACCCCCTTGGCCAGTTTCTCCCTTATCATAGCATATATCTTGTTATAAACCGTGCGAGGTACATGTAGGGATTCTTTCAATGTTCCGTCCCCGGTACCCCGGGTCCTCTTCTTTGCGATTCTGCCCCGGCACTTCTTTGTGATTGTTCTGACTGCAAGTTCCTCTTCGCTCGAACCTACACAGTTCATATCCTCATATGTATCTTCTCCTGCTACCTTGATATGCTGTTCTATTATTTCAAATTCTGAAAAGATGTTTGACATTTTTTATCTCCTTTCTAGGATTTCCTAGTCGCCCAGAAGTCTCCCCAGGCATATTTCTATGATTTTATCTTCCGATTCTTCTGCTCCACGCATCATGAAGTGCTGGCCACCAGCATGTCTCCTTGTGTTTTCTCCATCGTCAGGGAAATACAGGTAATGATAGTAGCCTTTTGACGCTATCGTAACTGCTAGTAAGCTGTCTCTGTGTTCAAATGGCTTCGCAACACTTGCTGGTTTCTTCTTCTTGTTCCAGTTTCTTCCTGATACTGGCAGGATTTTCGCTATGTTCTTCTGAATGACGTCAGCGCCCTCATTATGAAGAACATCGTTGATGACCCTTATTCCGTCGTCCTTATATGAATCAATAAGATCATCAAATACAACGTCGCCATCCAGCTTGAACCATTCTGATCTAACACCCATTTACACCCTCTTTTCCGGATGCACAAACGTAATAGTTGCCAGCTCAACAACCACATCTGTGTTGCCCTTCGTGATGTAATCATACAAGATGTCGTCTGATGTTGCCTTCATTTTTGCGCCGGCGCAACGTGTGCTCTGTGCCTCAACAGCTTCAATAACAGTCTGCACGTACCCCTCAGGGATACAGTTCTCATGAATGATATGCACCTCATATCTGGTCTGCAGATCGCACCGGTTTGATGCCTTTGAAGTTTTTGTCCTGTTAAAGACAAAGTAATTCCATTCGTCCAGATGATCCGCTGTACAAGTGCCGTAATATGCTCCTGCCATCGGCACATCGCTTGATCTGGCAAGCTCTTCAAGAGTCTTTCTTGTCTCGTCAAGTATTGATTCTGCCTGTTCTCTTTCTTCAGGTATTAACCCCATCGCTTAACTTCCTTTCCTCTTCCAGATATATGTACATCTCCTGCTTTGCCCTGTCATGATCCAGCTTGATGATGCTGTAGAGCGTGTCGCCTGCTATAGCCTTGAGCGTTGGATCCACCTTGTATGATCTTGTCTTGATCTTTAAAGAGAGTGTCCTACCCTGGCTAGACGCAAACTCGACATCCTCGTCTCTCTTGCTCTTTTCCTCATATGCCAGTTTGACTACATCTTCAAGGTCATCCCGGCTGAGCGCATTCTTTGCGGCGTTGAAGTTCGTAGACTTTGGTTTCTTTCTGACGATGTATACAATTCCATCGTTGTAATTGCTAAACCTGCTCTTTAGCATTTCTCGCCTCCTTCACTCTGCAGATATGCTGTAGTTTCAGGATGTCAGCTCTGTAGGCTCCTTCCCACTCATCAAGTGCCTTGTTGTATGCGTACAGCATATATGAGAGATAGAGCCTGTGAGCCAAGCCCGGAGCAGCGTAGTCAAGCTCTGCTCCGAACAAGTGATTTAGCTCTATCTCCCCATCAAGCATCATGCTGATAAGGCTCTCGGTTGTATCCGGATCATTCCAGGTGATCTGCAGATGTCTTTTGACATCTGTTACAAACTCTTCTGGCATATTGTTCTTATCAAGCATGTGTACTCACTCCTTATGATGATGCTGCCTGTGTTGTCACATTAACATCTGCTGCCTTGATCATGACATAAGCGGCTTCAAGCTCTGATATGTCAAGCAGGATAGCCACACTGTTATCGTATGCCTTGCCGTTGCCGTAGAGCTTAATTTTGAACACTCTCTGATCCTGTGTGAACTTGAACTCGTCTGAGAACTCAAGAATTCCCTCCTTGGATGATCCAAGTCCTGCAAAATACTCCTCAGGGAGTACGAGCAGAGCCTCACCTGTGGCCATCTCGGCTGAACGTACTACGTCAGTTGGGAATGGGAACAGATTTGTGGCGTATGTTCCGGCCGCTGTGATTACAGTAGTGGCCGGCATGATCTTCTCCAGATAATCTTTCTGGTTGCAGATAAGTGTAACCTGATCGAACACTCTTGTGCGTCCACCATGCTTTGTATATCCATCCTTGGCGCTACCGTCCTTGTTCGCCGCCGTAGTTGCTGCTGTAATCTCTCCACTTGTGTTATTGGTGTACCACACCTCTGTCTCTGCCAGTTTCGCAAGGATCTTGCCATAGTCCTTCGGCGTAAATGACTTTAACTTGACAGCAGTCTTTCTCGGATATCCTGTAGATGTGTTGACAGATACGCCCTGGTGAATGTCTCTATCCATTCCGATTGGCTGGTTGTGTCCTGTTCCCGAGATGATAGCCTTCTCAAGAGCTGTAGCAAGGGCTTCCTGAAGGAATGTCCTAATGTATCCATCGAGGAACACAGGGCCAAGATCGAGCATATCCTTCTCGATCACTGCAAAGGCTGACAGCTTGTTCTCTGCCATCTTGACAGTTCTGAACGCTGATGTGATCTGCTTTGTGATCTCATCATTTACCTCGCCCCATACGGCTGTGTTTACAGTGTGATCGTTCAGGATCCATGAAGTAAGATACTGAACTGATACGAAGTTGATCTTGTCTAAGAGCGGATGCTCCTCAATGAGATGCTTGTATACATCCTCAATGATAGTCTGAGGCATTACCTCAGGTGTGAGAAGTCCGTTCATGGTCTGAACAGTCTTTGCCTTGCCTGCCTCGATTACCTTCTCGTAGAACTTAGTCTCGCTTGCGGTGAGCACCCTGAAGCCTCTCTGTGCAAGTACGGCATTATCGCCATTTGCCGACTGGAACTCCTCTCTGACGGTATCAGCAACCGCCTGTCCGAACTGCTCAAACGCTGCCAGCGCAGCGTCGTTGTCTCCTGATGCCATTGCTGTATTCATGGCGTCAACTGCCTGCTTAATAGCAGGGTTAGAACCTGGTTTGTACATTCTTTCTTCCTCCTGTTATGATAAATTTTTAAAGAATTTCTGTAAGAAATTGTCAGTCTGTTCCTGACCGTCAAGATGTGACGGATCACTCTCCTTGTTTATCTCATCAATAGACTTCTTAATCTGGTCAAGCCTTGCGTTCTGCTCTTCAAAGAACTTCTTCATGTTCGTGTCTGGCTTATATCCAAGGATGGCATCATGTATAGATGCCATGGCACTCTGCTGTGTCTCCTCGTCCTCTTCATCATCCTCACCGGCTATCTCAGTTGCGAATCCATAGTCAAGGCACTCCTGCGCCGTGAGCCAGGTCTCAGCGTTCATCATTTGCTTGATCTCGTCCTCTGAGAGGTTGCTGACCTTCTTGTATGCCTCGATGCTGGACTGGTTGATCTTGTCGTTGTCCTCTGCTGCCTTGCGCATCTCCTCACTGTTTGCATAGCCAATGTATGACATACAATTGTGGATCATCATGAGAGCTATAGAGCCCATAGTCCTGACGTCTCCGGCACAGAATATGATCGTAGCAGCAGAGCAGGCAAAGCCATCACAGTATGTATGTACCTGGGCCTTATGTCTCTGAAGCGCTGAGTATATTGCAAGAGCCTCAGCTACCTCGCCGCCGTAACTGTTGATGTAGACGTTGATAGTATCCACGTCAAGTCCATCTATCTCACGCTTTATGTCTCTCGCCGATACGCTGCCATCGTCGCCTATCCAGCCTCTGATAATCTCGGCACTTCCTGTGATATCACCATATATGTTGATATCTGCTGTTCTCGTATCATCATCCCTGCTTATCTGATAGAATACTTTTTTACTCACTCTTTCCTTCACCTCCTTCCGCTACTCCTTTAAGGAATCTGTCTATTTCTTCAAAGTTCTTTGTTATAAAATGCTTTCTCGACCAATCGGTATTCAATGGTTCTTTTCCAAGCTCCTCTCTGGTCTCATCTATGCAGTACACGCCTGATCCTATGAGTGTTGATACACTCGCCGCTACGTCAAATAAATCTCTGTGCTGTATACGGCTTGTATCTGCCACATAGTAATTGCCTTTTAAGTAGTTATCCACATCTCCTCGCTTATTGAGCGTGGATGTTATGGCATCTGCGTAAGGATCCACTCCGAACGTAAGGAACGCTCCAACGATTTCTTTCATGCTTGTTATATTTCCGGACATCATTGATTCCGGAATATGAAATGCTGACGCTACCATTTTGAACAGATCTGCCCGAAGCTTCAGGTAATCATCTGATGTCTTAACATTTGCGCCCTTGTCCGGTTCGAGATCATATCCATCAAATTCTGGATATATCGCATTCTCTGATGATATATAGTCAGTTATCTGCTTTTTTACATACTCCTCAAAATCTTTCTGGAATTCTGCATCTCCAGCCCTCACGCCATCTATATGCAGCTTATACTTCTGTCCGTTAGAGTTCCTAAATGCTTTTGATGCTGCTGTCAGCATCTTGCTATAGTCCTCATACAAGCCATCTATGAGCTGGTGCACATTGATGTCGTCCAGCGTGAATAGGTAATAGTCCTTGATCGTGAATACCTTGTTAAACGTAAAGGTTCCCACGGACACATTGGCATACACATCACCCTTGATGGGCTGGTCTCTCTGCTTTGTGTATCCATCCGCACAATACAGAGCACCTGCAGCATCTACCACAAGAGCCTCGCCCTTTCGGACCATGTTATTGATGACCTTGTGCCAAAATATTGAACTGTTTTCATTTGCGTTCGGAGATATATTCAGCAGATAGTAATCACGATTCTTCACCGGCTTGCCATTTTCATAGCAACGGATCTCCGATCGGGATATAGCATTGCTTATGAGCGATGTCGCTGTGTATATGGCTAGTTCCTTGTAATACAGTGATGCCGGTATATCTATGATTATTGTTCCGTCTGCTGCCCTCTTGGTCAGCGGGATTATCCTCTCAATAAAATTCCGGAATACTCCCATGTCCTACCTCCTATATCTTGATGACTCCCAGCCTTATATACTGAGGTCTTTCCTTGATCTCTGCCTCCGGTATCATAGACGCCACAAGCGCCATGAACGGATCGGTCTTTCTTGACCTGGCTTCGATCTTGGCGTAAACAAAGGAGCCCTTGTCGGCTCCCTGGTCTCTTCCATATCTGATTACTTTAGTATTGTTAGTCGCCCACCGGAGGACAACATCATCGCCCCAATGAAAATAATGATTTATAAAGCAGTGATCTATCACTGGAACTATCTTCATGATGTCTATCTGCTTGATCAAAATGAGGTTGCCTCTCTCTTTTGAGAAGCCTATCTTGTCAAGCGCATCAGACATCAGTGCATATCTGTAGTTATCTATTGCCACCTTAGTGATGTTGTAAAGTCTTCCCATCTCCTGTATGTAGCTTGTTATGACGGTTGGATGTATCTCCACATCATCCACATACCCCAGCTTCCCAGACTTGACCCATTCTTTCCACGGTGCCTTTATTCTCGGTATATCCTTTGATGCTGAACATAACCAGGCATGATTGATATCATAGCGCTGGTCTCCCTGCTTGAAATGAAAATTCACGGCCGCAAAGTCTGATGTCTTCATGTAGTCTATTCCAACTGTACAGTTCCAGCCCTTGAGATCCGGGATTTCCTGGTTGGTGGCCTTGATATTCTTCCAGTCTGTAACGCCGCATTCCTTGTGGCCACTTGGGCGATTCATTCGCTTTGCCATGAATGCCGGAAGTCTGTCTGGATTCTTCTTCCAATCCCTGTACTCTTTTCTGATCTCAGCTAAAAGGTTTGGCAAATACGGCAGTGATGGGTTTGCCTTTGTCCAGTTATCTTCGTTGTCAACCTCTTTCACATCATCCAGGCGGCAAATAAATGGCAATAAGCCATTATCATCCTCTCCGTTATAGAGAATGCCCTCTGAATCCGCTATAAGGTCGTCGAGAGGTCCTTCCCTTACATCTCCGTTTGTTGTGTAATATGATCGGCGGGGATGTTCCTTCTTACCAAGGCCTGTTGTAAATACATCTATGTTTGCATAGTTCTCATACTGGTGGATCTCGTTGAATATGACTATTCCTGATCGGAGTCCATCCTTGCCCTTTGGGCTGTTTGTCCTGCCGATGATAGTGCTCTTCGTCTTAAGACTTACTATCTTTTCCTTAGTCCAGCTATAGAACCTGTGTATTTTTTTGATGATCCCTGGCATTTCAAAAAATCCGGTTAAATCTTTAACTGGTCTTGTTGCCTGATCCTCGTTATTTGCACAAATATCAACATCATATTCACGGATGCCGTTATATGGAGACGAGAGCAGGAAGCTCTCAATTGCTATCATTCCATCTTTTCCGGCGCCTCTTCCGATCATGGTAAAGAGATCCGGCCATCTTGGCATTCCAGTGTCATCCCAGTATGTGCAATCGTGTAATGCTATTACAAAACGCTGCCACGGGAACAGTTCAAATGGCACATACTGCTCGCACAAGTGCATATACTTTTGTAACTGTTCCGTGTCAACGTGAATTGGCTCATTCTCAAAGCACCATTTAACGTGTGCGACTAGGTTTTCCTGGTCTTTGCAACATTTATAGGTGCCCTGTTCAACGATGTCTATCCATTCCTGAATCTCCGGTATGTTGTCAATTCTAAAGATCGCCGTCGTCCTCCGCTATCTTGTCTGTTGTGAGTCCGAGTTCTTTCAAAATGGCGAGCTGACTTCTCGTGTACTGCGGCAGGAGCTTGACGTTCGGGTTATCTTTCTCGTACTCCTTGCCTGCTGCCGATGTGGCAGTATATGTCATACCTCGTTTCTTGATATCAGCCTTCATCTTCTTGATCAGCTTGCAATATTCCATGTAATCATCAACTAGCGCCTCAAAATGTGATACATCTGCACCCTTGGCTCTGAGCTGTGCCATGAGTGACTCTCTGATTTTTGCCTGCGACTGCTGTGCCATTTTTTGATCTCACCTCACTTTTTTCTCGCGTGCGTGCGCGAGGATGTTTTGTCGTGTCCATTCCCCCGTTGCTTTCCCCTCTCCAAAATTAGGGTAATAGGGGGGTGGGGGTACTCTACCAGCGTTCTTCATTTACGAAATGTTCTTCATCGTTGTGTTTATATCCGTTCTTCTGCCACTTCTCAGGGTGGAGCTTGTTGTGGCACGCTTTGCATACCGGTATAAGGTTCTGATATGTCTTGCCGGCATATGTGTATGTCCTGCTGAGTGCCAGGGCTGGATGCTTACGCACGAACTGGACATGATGCACAGTGCTGAGCAGATGCTTGTTGCCTTCGTCGTCTACATCGTATCTGGTGATGACTCCTCGCTTCTTACACTCGGCACATTCGTAGTGATTCTCCTTTAGAATCTTATCCTTGAGTGATCTCCACTCTTTTGACTTGTAGAACCTCCACAGTTCATCCTTGTCTATCAATTCCTCTATCCACTTCTTAAGTTCATCAGCTTTCATACATTTCTCCACAACAAAAGCTCCGGTCTCCCGGAGCTCATATATATGTTTGAGGGCTTATCCTCATTTGGCGATGATATAACTATATCTGTTTTCTTGTCCTCCGAGTACCGCATTTTATATTTTTTTTGCCATCATATAATAAAATTTGCGGCGGATCTCGTAGAACAATGTTCTGCCGCACGGTACTCCCTGCTGGTCTATCATGCGATATGTGCAGCCTTCCGTTGTAACATACCTGAGGAGATACGGATATATCTCATCATATCCGGAGACTGCTGCCCTGGCTGTATCCTCAACCAATGCCACCTTATCGATCAGCTCAGCCCTTCTCATTGCGGCATCTGCTGTCGCATCAGATCCACCGCCTGACCCTGTAGGCATCGCTGTAACCTGTGGGCTTCTGTAGGTGTCTGTATTGTTTTCTATCTCTGCCTTCCATTCGCTATACTGTAAGCAGTATGAGTATGCCGTAGCAAAGGCATGCTTGGATATTCCATACTTCTTGTTGTTGATTGGCCTTACGTTTGGCATTATATATCTCCTCCCTTGTAATCCTAACCATATACTGTTCAGCATTCCTACTGAGGTGGCAACTTTTTCATATGCCTTTCCCTCCTGACTTCATTTTCAAGGTCTCTCTGTCCGCGACATATAAGCTCTGTAACATACTGTTCGACTTCTTTGTGAGTGACTGGTTCGGTAAAGTCTATGTATACTGATACCTTATGTGTACTCATACAGTCCTCGCACTCCACAGCTAGGCTGTTCATTTCAATGTCTTTTGTTTCTCTCATTCGTTACATCCTCCCGTGAACAGTTCTTTGTACACATCTCGTTCTCCCTCACATCTGGCGAGCGATATCTCAAGACTGTGTATCTTGTCTCTAAGTTTCCATGACTCTGATGTGTCTATCTCTGCTAGCTCCGCAAGCACAATGCCCAGCGCATCTGCTATAGCTTGACGCACCGCATCATATTCAGCGTCTGTTATTGTCTTCTTATAGCCTACGCAGTTCTCGCTTCTGGTGTACTGTATCATTGCCGGTGATGCATACATCTTTCCCTGATATACGATCCTTACGTCTGTATCATCCATGCATCCCTCTCTCAGCTTGATGTATGTTGCTATCCTTCCATTGTCTGCAAGGATGAGCGCCGGGCTTTCTCCCTGTGTGCTCTGTACTATCCATATCTCTCCTGGTCTTGCTGTGTCCATTTTGTTCTCCTTCCTTGTCGCTCTTGATATCGCTATGCTCGCTGTTGGATCTGAATATCCTTCGCTATTCTTTCCGCTCATTTATCCTCCTTGATAATCAGCATGTCCTTTGCCAGGGCATAACCTAGCTCTCTGTTGCTCCTGTCGACTGCTACCACAGGTGTACTATCTTCTTCATTGCTCTCTTCTCCGAAATATGTTCGATATATGTTTGGGTCAGGCTCTGCGCCGTATATCTGCCTCATTCTCTCGCCTCATGGAGCTTTCTGTCTGATATTGCCATGTGTCTACTCCTTTCTCGTGAACCTGTTCATCAAATGGTTGTCAGGATCCTTTTTTATCCTGAATCCTATCTGTTCTTTATCATCTATCACTCCCGGATCATTGAGCTCTGCCCCGTCAAGAAAGCTTCGGAGCTTCTTCATGCAGTCCGGGCATAAATCTCTTGATCCCGTCACATCTTCGAACATATCAAACATACTTGCCCTTATCGGGGCTCCGTGTTCAAACGACAGGTCGTAGAACGCGCCGCATCTATCGCATTTGCTTGCGTATGCCATTCTATACACTCTCCTTCCTTGATTCATAAGGTTTTGGCAGCTTTCTCCAGGCTACTACCTTATCTGTAATCTTTGAGTATTCGTAATTATCACAATAATCATGCACTTCATACCAGCCATTTGGAATCCACCAAGAAATACCATCTTCTGTATACTCCCACCCATCTAAGATATCATCATCCACGTTCCATTCTAAATCTTCCAACGAACAATTGTGATGTGGGATATATACCGCCTTAACAACTCGACTGTATATTTCACCTGTTATTATTGAGGCTATTTCTATCGTTACAAGAACCTCATCTGAAGTAGTTCCCTTTTCACATTTGGGAACTGTGTCTATATTCCATTTTGCCATTATGTATCACTCTCCTTTATTCAAACATCAAACCTCATGTGTAGATATTTTCCTGTACATGAGGTTTCCCAATAATAATCTCCCACATACCAATCTTCACCTATGCAAGTCTGATCACACCATTCCTTACACTCTTCTGCTCCCTGTTCGTCTCCTGTGTGATAATTAACAATATCAGCACCACCAACATCCATGCCGTCAAGATCAAGATGTTCCTTCATCCATTCTCTTATTTCTCCATTAAGTCTATTTCTAAGTTCAATCTTATCAACTATATCTTTAGGAATTTTATGCATTCACTCCACCTCCGCCTATTTTACGTACGATCTCATATCCTTCATCCTCAATTCTCTTAACGGTTCTGTATTGCTTAATTGCTACCCATCTTTCTATGTCATCATTTGATATGTCATACATCTGTTTAAGTATCTCTATGCATATCAGCACATCTGCCAGCTCTTCTGTTAAATGCTGCTTATTTGGCTTACCTCTCATTTCTTTGCTTATCGCCTGAGCCAGCTCACAGCATTCTTCCATACACACCACTGACTGAATGTTTTTACCGTAGTGCTCTATAGTTACTTTGATAAGGTCCGTATCCATTCTCATTCTTCTTCCTCCAGATAGTTCTTCCTGAATATATTCATAAATTCTACCCTTGTGTGCTCTCTCTCAAATGCACGCTGACCGTCTCTCTGAAGTTTCCGCATATTGTCTGCGTTGTTGTGGACTGCTGCCGGTCCAGCAGTATGATGTTCTATGCACAGATACACCTTGAGGCCGTATGCCTCAGAGTGTATTCTGTTTGGCCCTCCGAATATGTGATGCTCCTGCAGAGGCTTTCTTCCGTAGTCTCCGTTAAGTCTTGTGCACAGATAGCAGGTGCCGTCTTTAAACTGCAGGATTGACGGCTTATGCTGTTTTCTTTTTTTCTTGTATACCGGCTTAGGGTACATCATTCCATATCCTCCGGTGTCGAAGGTGTAAGGTCTACACCTTTCAGGGCTTCTAGTGTCTTCTCGTTCTGCTTATCACGACGGAATGCCGCATGACAGCGACATATGTTATTCTGCCAGAGCACACCTACCTTGCTGTAGAACGGATCAGATGGTGCATATTCTCCATGTTTCTCGTCAATGCTGCCTTCTCTCAGGTTGATAAATGCCTCGTTGAGCAAGTAGAGCATTCCAGTGTCTGTGTCTTGAAGGTATCTCTGCACTGTACCGGCTGTGCCTATCTGGAGCGTATTTGTGATGGTGAGCGGTCCCATTGTGTAAGGTTTAACATCTATGCTCATAGGCATTTCCATTTCATACTGATTGCCCTGCTTGTCTGATCGGAATCTCTCTCCCGGCTCTGGGAGCTCACCGGCAAGTGCTATTATGTTCGCAAGCGTCTGCTTCGGGATATATTCTCTTTTGATCTCTGCCTCCCAGAATCTTCCTGCTATGTATACCCAGTTATCTTCATTCTGCGCTATAACCAGTCCGTCTGTCTTGTATGCCTGTTTCATTAAGTTGTTCAGTACTTTCTCATTCAAAAACATTGTCCTCTACCTCCTTCTCTTCATTTCCATTTATGCACGCTCTTAAATACTTGTGTGGCACATTTGCCTTGACGCCATTATATATGACCTCTGCCTTTGCCGTATATTTCATGAGGTTCATGAGCTCGTTTACCTTAAGCTCAACTCTTGCCTCCGCTGTGAAAGCGTCTACTATTCCCATGTTCTCTACCTCCATATCATTAGCTGTCCGCACCAATGGCAGTGCGTGTGATTGTAACCTGTTCGTTTCCCGCACCGAGGACAGGCGAAATAGTTCTCACCCATCTTTACAGGCTGCTTACCAGTCTCATAGTCTGCAGTAAGTCTTCCCGAGAGTGCCGCTGCTTTGTCGTAATCGCTCACGATATCTATTGCTCCGGTGACTGCTGCCTTCTCTCAGGTTGATAAGCATCCATCTTTTATGTTCATAAGGTGCTTTATGATGTCTTCATTCCTCACTTAATTTCCCCCTTTCTAATCATCTGTTCTATGTCAAAGTGGCTAAAGCATTCACGATAACCTTTCTCGCTCCTCATTAACACATAGTCCCTGTATGACTTCACTACAGTCCACCGCACCCACTTTGTATATGGGACATTGTTCTCTTTGCCGCCATATGATAATATCTTCACCCGCCTGCCAGGCTGGCAGATGATATTGTGTTTTGCTGTGATCTCGAATGCTGTCATGTGCTCTCCTTTCTAACTCCAACCTTTTGTGGAATGTAATATGTCCTTAAGTTCTTTCAGCTTCTCCCGGATTCCAGCCATCATTCTGAGAGCATCGCTGTAATGGTCATTAGATATCTCACGCTCAAACTGTCTGACTACCTTCAACGCCTCTTTTTTTCTGCTTTCAAGGTCTGTAACCTCTAGGATTTCCTTGTGATTTTGCGCCGGCGCAATTACTTCTGTTCCTTCAACATCGCTTTCAGACGCTGTGCGTCCTTCTTCAGATCGTTCTTCGCCTTCAGAATCTGCTCGTTCAGGTTCTGAAGCTGGTTCTCCAGCTCTGTCGTATCCTGTCTCTGCTGTTTCATCCGCACTATCATTGCTTTTATGTCCTGCCTCTCCGCATACAGTATTTCCAGCTGTTTCACTATGTCCATCTACTGCCTCCTCTACATCGTGATGTATCTCTTCTTCCTGTGCCAGCGACATATCCTCTGTCTTCTTGCTCTCTTCTCTCTGATCTGCTGCCACATCTGCATTATCTTGTTCACTCGCTTCCTCCTCTCCGAAGTGTGTGCCACTATCTACTTTTATCAAATCATTCATTAAAAACCTCCTCTATCTATACAAAACACAACTGTCCGCTCTCTTCTTCGCCTATCCTCATGTTTGGCACCCTCTTCCTTACGCAAAGTTCAGGAAGATTCGCCCTTACCATCGCCGCCGGTATAGGTGGACAGACTGCATTCCCACATCTCTTAACCTGTTCACTTCTTGAATATGTCTTACCTGTGTTGTCATGATCTATGATGTAATCATCCGGAAACCCTTGGCACCCATATAACTCCTTTGGCTCAAGCATTCTGAGACCAATGTCCACTATCTGATACTCAACGCCTTGGATTGTTACAAGTCCGAACCGGTCTCTTGATGTCACTGTATCAAGCGGCTGTTCTATGTCCTGCCCTGTACCCTCTCCGTAGTATTTAATCAAGAATGCTCTGACCTCTCCAAAATGTCCGGCTGATGTTGTAACTGTATGCAGCGGCTCTCTCTCATCCTGTCCTATTCCTGTTTTGTAGAACTTACTGAGGAACGAAGTCACAAGGCCATATCTGTTTGAACTGTCCACTGTCATGATCGGATTCTCTATGCCTTGACCTCGCACCTCGTCTGAATTTGTCTCCGAATGGTATTGGATAAGAGTCGCTGCAACCAACCGGTTATGATCCACTGTCGTTATCGTATCAATTGGGTCTTCGGCTTTACTCCCACCACCTTGATAATTTCCACCATACGTTTTGTCTATAATAGGTGCAAGTCTCGGCTCGCATAAATAATGCTTTCCACTGCTTACTATAGTCGGCAACGGCTTCTTAATGTCGTGAACTCTCGGCGATTGTCCTTTTCGTTCTCCATATCCAATGGGTACAATGAACGGCTCTGGATTATCCAGAACGAACTTCTTCAGCCCTCTTGCAATCCTCTGCATAGTCTTTGGCGCAAGTGGCCTCACCGCCCGAATGCCGTACTTCTCCTTGATCTCCTCTGATGTATCAAAGATACTCGGACAAGGTAAGCTGAAATCAAGCTGTGTATATGCTCCAACATAAGGCTTGAGCAGTCCCGCCTTGACCTCTTCACTGTCTGCCGGTGCATGTGTGGGCTTTGGCCACATGATCGGTGCATCATCACACCTTGCGATCATAAAGAACCTTTTTCTTTTAGTCGGTGCTTCATAGTCTGCCGCCACAAGCTCTCTGAACTGTACCTCATACCCCAGCTCATTGAGCTGCTTTACAAACTTCCTGAAAGTATCTCCTTGCTTTGCCCTTATCGGATGATGTCCTCTGTTGAGCGGTCCCCATGTCTTGAACTCTTCAACATTCTCAAGCATAATCACTCTCGGTCTCACAAGTGCCGCCCATCTGCATGCTGCCCATGCAAGGCCTCTGATGTTCTTATCCTTTGGTTTGCCACCCTTGGCCTTTGAAAAATGCTTGCAGTCTGGTGAGAACCAGGCAAGAGCTACCGGGTGTCCCTCACAGGCTTTCACAGGGTCAACCGCCCACACGTTCTCACAATAGTGCTTTGTGTTTGGATGGTTGACCTTATGCATCCTTATGGCTTCAGGGTCATGGTTGATAGCTATATCAACACTGTATCCTGTTGCCATCTCAATTCCTGTTGATGCTCCACCACCTCCGGCAAAGTTATCAACGATAAGCTCTCCGTTTATCATGGCAGCACCTCCGGGTAATCATATATGCTCAGCTGTACCGCCGGTACATCTTCCCATGGCACTCCGATATAGTCTAGGACTCTTCCCCAGCCGAATTTCTCTCCAGTCTCTGGATCCGTGCAGCACCTGTACATGTAGAACTCCCATTCCTTTGGATTCCTCTCTCTGAGCCTATCAAACCTGTGTGGCCGTTCTTCCATGTGGATTCCAAAGCCACACATGCTGCAGCCTGTCCGCTGTGCTCCTGTCGTTCTGAGATTGCCGTGTCCATCATCCTGTATTTGTCCATATATAGCCGGTATGATTGTCTCAACCGGTTCATAAGGTATTGTGTTACCAGCCTTATCCTTACTGTATGGCTGCTCATAATAAAGCTTTGCAAACACATCTGTATGTGCGTGATACCAAGTGTCCATCTCCTGAGCAAGTCTCAATATGTCATTTCTGAGGTATGGTGCAAATGGCGCTGATCTCATTACTGTCTTGCCATAGTAATTGCATCCATGATCTGTGAGAGCTTCTTCTCTCTGACCACCTTCGGATGCCATCATGCCAAGGAACGGATAGCTTGAATGAGCCTTAGCCCAGTCATCGCATGGCTTCTCTTTCAGCCAATAGCAACAATCATTTGACACCTTGAAATTTGGCTTGTAATACATAACACCTTCATTCTCGTTCTCATATCCTCCGAACAGGTTAAGCCACTTCTGTGGCAACTTCATGCGGCTGTTCTTCCGGAAGTGTCCAAGCTCTCCACATTCGCCTGTGATTATTGCATGTCGAACTGTCTTATTGTTTTCAGTCGGATTCTGAAGCAGCGCTATCTTTCCCGCTATTCTCTTGCTGATAACCGGGAACCCAACTTCATTGAGTACCTCAACTTTTGTCTTGAGCGGGTTCAGGATTGTCACTCCAAGAGCTTTATGTACCCGCTGTATACTCTTATCTTCCAGAGATGAAACCGAGACCGCTGGAACATTGATCCCTATCGACTTCAGGAATACGTGTAATGTAATACTGTCAAGACCGCCAACACTCACATGAGCCGTTTTGTCTCGTATCCGCATCTGCTCCATGAACTCTTCAGCTCTAAGTCTGGATCGCCGCACCTTAACTTCATACGGCTGGCTCTGGAGCATTATCATCTTCTCCCTGGCTTCTTTCTTGCGCTTCTTGTATTCCTCTAAGCCCTCGTCCGGGCTGTCAAGTTCGCCATCCTCTCCAAAAATTCTCGTTATTAAGTCTTCGTTCATTCGCTTCTCAGGAACCCGCTATAGCATTACCCCGGCCGGAGGTTCGGCTCCTTTCGTGTGTTATTTGTTTAGATCATCGGCAAGAATCCTCTATTCCTTTCTTGTCGTTATTGTGTGTTTCATATACAGTGGCCAGAGCTGTTCCCACAGCTCCTTGTTCGCCACATCCTTACCCTTTGTCGTTGTGTATCCATCCAGCGCCCAGCGTGCCAGGTTCTTTGTCATCATAGAGAGCACAAAATCATCTGCTGAGATGATCTCTATCTCACAAGGCCTTGTGAATCTGGATAATGCCACCGTGATGGCTGATATTGTAGCTGCGTGATATGTGCCGTATATCATTCCAGAGCCTTCCACTCTTGCGACTCTGCCACCCTGGGAGTGTTCTAGGATGTAACTGTATGTCTTGTGCGTCTCCTTGGTTGATGCGCTGTCCACGCTTACATATATGCGCTCCATTTACTCCCTCCTTCTCATCGTGTATCTTCGGTATGAGTAACTTGTAACTGGGTTGATGCCCTCGTATATCCTGACTATCTCATACCCTTTCTTCGGCTTTGGTTCTCTCTTCCAGTGCAGGAGCTTGTCCACCTTCGGCTCTGGCAGTGGCATGTTCCGGGATGTGGAATATGAGGACTGTCTTATCCTCGGCTTTGACATTGTGCCATCTGCCTTCTCCTCTGTGGTGTTCTCATCCTTGGTCATGTAAGCGGCCAGCTTTGAGAAATCGTCATCATATACCTTGTCAGATAGTCTGATCTGCTCGGCATATATACCGCCCTTATCCCACAGGCTCTTGATGATCGATGTCGTGTCTCCTATCTCGTTCACCACAAGGTGTGTGTGCCACGCTCCCTTGGTCCCTTGTTCGATGTTGCGGATCCAGCGGAGCTCATGCCCTCTCTTTCTGTATTCTGCTTTCACCTTCCGGATAAACTTCCCGAAGTGGGCTATCGCCTCCTTCATGGTGGGTGGTCTGTTCCTCTTCTCGTAGGTGAGGGTGATGAAGGTATCACCCGGACTGAAGTATTCAAGGAGCTTGTGCCTGCATCTCTTCACCTTGTTCTGATGGTTGATGATTGCCGCCTGCTCGGGTGTGGGCTTGCCTCTCGGCTTTCTCTTTCCTCCCGGGTGCCCATACCTGCCATCGTGGAACTCCTCCACCTCTATGATCCGTCTCTTCCGGAAGGTGTAAGTCTTTCTCCTTACTATGTAATCACCCTCTTTTGTCATAAGATTAATAACTTAATCAAGTATCAAACAGGGCGCTCAAGTCCCTGTTTTCCTTGCTTTTTTCTGCCTTGGGTGATAGAATAAATACAGGATATATTTTTCTTTTTTCACCCTAAAACCGGCGCTGTGAACGTCGGTTTTTTTATATCTGAATCTGGTACCACATGCATATCATGAGATCCTGGAATCTATACGGCATGTCTATGTCCGGTCTGATTGGTTTCATCAAGCCTCTGCTTTCCCAGTCCTTGTGTTTTATCTCGAGGTGGCAGTCGTATGCTTTCACTTCTTCCTCTCCCGATATGCCAAGTTCTGCAAGCCTTGCGCCGCCCCTGATGAATTCCAGGGACGCCTTAAAGCCTGTGAATACTGTCTTCCCATCTCTTATGATGATGAGATGGTCGGATCCTGCCCTGTAGGCTAACGCTTCACTCATCTTCATCTTCCAGCTCCTCCACTTCGTCCTCGCACTTCCACAGCTCGTAGTCGTCCACGAACCCGTCATTGGCGTAATAAAACAGTACAAGCACTGTCACGCTGATCAGGAACGCCGGCATAAGCACGGCGAACTCCTTCCAGGTCCACATCATGCGGAGCAGATAATACAGTGATGTGATCGCCGTTATCATCGATACTCCGACTATGATGTAGAGTGTTGTATTCTTGATTGCTCTCTTTAGTTTCCTTTTGTTCATTTTGTTTCTCCTTCTGGTGGTGCTCTCTGCAATGCCGTCACCTCCTTGTATTTTTGTCTGCGCTGACAATAGAGAACCTTTGCGGAGTCGAACCGCCTACAGCAACTGCTGCCTCCCGGATGAAAAGGTCCTGGACTACACCCTCAATCCAATAGCCTCCTCAAGCTTTGCTTTCGAGATGTAGTACCACCATTTACTCTTGTTCTTAACTGCATATCCAATTGGGAGCTGTCCTCGCTGGAGTCCCGTTCTGATGAACTGTGGGGACACCTGCATCAATCTAGCCGCTTCGTTTACTGTGATTCGGTTTCCGTCTTTTTTTTCTTCCATGGTTATTCTCCTTCCTGTTGCATGTCGTATTCCGCTACGATCTTTTTGATATCGTCGATAAATGGCTGTATACTTCCTCCGTCAAGACTGCTAACAAGCACCTCGACATCCAACGTCGTCCGTAGATTCTCAAGAAAGCCTTTTCGAGCATCCGACTTTACTTGATCAGGATCTATGCTTACGCTTTCAGGCTCTTGTGACACGTACGTGCTTGGCGATAAGACATATGAGTTCTGCGCTATCTCTTCTAGGGGAACAGGGCGGCTCATTCCATCGTTCTCTATCACTACGTCTGTAGTCGTGCGGTTCTTTCTCAGCACTATCAGGCATGTGGCTATTGCTGTGTCCTCAAATGTATTTCCGGGGACATTGACAACTCTATCTATGTAGTTGTTCTCTATGAACCACTGCCGGATCTTGCCTTCTCTCTGCCCTCTGTACAGTATTCCAGCGCCACAGGTTGGGTCGTATACAGTTTTTACGCTTATGTCAACATACTCCTTAAGCTTTTTGGCGAGCTCTGGGGGCGTGTAGAATACGCCGCCCTTACGGAATTCCTGTCTTATGCTTTTGATACTCTTCTGTTTCATGAACCACCATGTCCCTTCGTTTTCTTGCCTGTGGGATGGTGGTATACCGTAGCTTTTATAAGAAGATCCTTGTCACTCGGCATAACAAACACTCCATTATTCTGTCTAAGACCATTTATCAGCATGCTATATGCGAGCTGTGTATCATCATAGTTATTGTATTTGCCAAGAACTCCTCCTCGTGTAGCCGTGCCAGCACAAACCTTTATTGTGCACTCATCCCGATATATGTTCACAATGTGATCCGTGTTGTACACATCGTTGCAGTCTTTATTAAGTATGAACATCACTCATCCTCCTCTGCTCCTATGGCATGCTCACGGAATTTCCGTGCTTCTCTGCGCCACTCTTTCTCCGCTTTGCGCCTCTTGCATCTTTTGTATATGTCGGCCAAGATGTGATATACCAACACTCCTGCAAACGCACCGGCAGCCATTACTACATATTCCAT